AAGCAAGCTTACGAAAGAGAATTACTCAAGCAGCAAAACGAAGCTAAATATGCGATAGATACATTTGGAGCACTTGCAAATTTCTCTAAAACTGCATTTGATATTACGGCAGGTATTATCAAAGAAAACAAAGAGGTACAGCAAAAGGCAATTAATCAAATAGCCTTTACTCACAATTACTCACACAAAGATTTATTAAATGCTAAATTAATAAATAGTGATGTATCAAATGCAGAAATGCAAAGAACAAATATAATTAAACAGTATTTAGAAGAAGGTAAATCTCAAGAGTTTATTAACGCTTTTGACCAGCATCTAGTGAAAGGTGGTGGATACAGAAACTACATTGCAAATTCAAATGTATTAAGATCGCAAGCAACAATTAATGCTGAGATAATTCAAGATATAGTTAATGATCCCAAACTATCAATAGAAGAAAAACGCAAGCAGATAGCAAGTGCTGAAGCAAAGATGCGTGGTGAATTAGCAGTTGATGGGGAAATACCGGGACAACCAATACTTGAGAAAGCATATAACCCTACAATGCGTCGTACTCTAGACAGGGCAAATCAAGTTCTTAATGGAGAGACAAGAGCAAAGCTAGAGACAGACGCAGATAGAGATAACCGTGCAACTATTTATGATGTTGCATTCAGTGGTGGGTCGTTCAATGCAAAAGGTGTGATGGATTTGATTTCAAACAATCCTAGACCTAATGCAATGAATGACACGATGGAATATTTGGCGACTCTCAATTTAAGTGAGGACCAAATTGAACAGATATTCAAAGCTCCAATAACAAAAGACGGTAAAGTTGGAAACATTAGAAGTTTTGGGTATACAACAGCTATTGCAACACTAAATGCTGCAAGAACAAAAGCTAGAAGAGAAACTCAAGAAGTACAGGCATTAGAAGCACAGGAGAAGCAACTTAGTGCAGAGATGCAAGTCAATGAACTTGCACAACAACTAGCTACTGATGATGGTCGAGTTGACAACAAAGACTACAGAGATATATCAAACTTATACTATGAATTAGCTGGTGCTGGTGCTGATCCAAAATATCTTGAAGGAATTAAACGACAGACAATTGATGCTCAATTAATGCCTGTGATGCAAGACCAGCTAGAAGAGGGACGTTTAAATAAAACACTAAGTGTAAAAGAACTTGATCGTATTAATCCACCTAAGATTCTTTATGATCAATACATTGGAGCTGCACAGCGTCTAGATGCAATTAAAGCAACTCCCCAATACAAGGAACTTGGTACTTATCTAGAAGGAAGGATTACCAATAATATCAAAGATCTACCTGATATTAAATTCAAAGATACAGGACCACAATCCGATCAATTCAATTGGTTTGTTGGTGAAAGAACAAAAGAAGCTAAAAAGAATGTCATTGATTTAGTAACTGGTGGTATGCCGATAGCAGAAGCAATGCAAATTGTTGGCACTACTGCAGCTAATGACGCTAAAGAGTTTATGGCAGACAAAAAGAACTTTGATGGTTTTACATTAAAGTCATACGAAAAGATGGTTGATGAATCAACAAAGGCACAACTAATTGCTCAACGTAGGGTAACAAAGTTCAAGGGATTGACTAGAGCCAAACAGAAAGATATGGCTGAAGTACTCAATGCAATTGGTGAAGCACCCTTAATTGCAGCATCTAAAAAATTAGCAGAAACTGGAAACAGTGAAGTATTAAATGTCATCGGTTCAAGGACTGGAATGACTGCATATGAAGTTCAAGAGAAATTAGCGGAGGTAAATCCTAACATCGAAGCAATACCCATGAATCCGACCTATGTAGAAATACAAGATAATTGGTCGCCAAAACAAAGATATGCTTTTACAAGCGATAAAGTAAGTAATGAGCAACGATTGAGAGAGCTACAACAACAAGTAAATCAATTTCAAAATAGGAATAGTTTCCAGCCTAGGGAATCATTTCAGGCAAGTGGAGAACGTTATCAATCAAATGGATCAGGAGTAATTAATCGAGCTGGAAACAATGATGTGAACAATCTAGCAAAAGAAGGAGCTAACTTAATTAATTCACTGACTGATCAAGATTACAATGATCTAGCTTATGCAATTAGCAGTGAAGCAGCACTTGGTACTGATGATGAATTTGGTGTTGCAGCAAACATACTTACACGACTAATGGTGGGTGGTTTCGGAAACAATATCAATGAAATCATTAATGCACCTGGACAATACGAAGGTGTTTACTCCGGTGCGTCTGCAAAGAAAGAATCATCCGTAAAACAGGCAATTGCTAAAAGTCTTAAATCTGATGCTGGTAAATTAAAGTTATTGGAATTTATCAAAAGACTGGATGGACGTGCATTCTTTAAAGGACAGGCTCTTTTAGGAAACCGTGTACCGTCCGAAGATCCTATGTTTGCTGACAACGGTAACTTTTATCACAGATAATCTGGGATTTATTAAATGAATGAAGAAGAACTGCTGCAAAGTCAAGGCTTTGAAAGCATAGAACAACGCACCCAATGGGAACAAGAACTTAGGGAAGCAGAAGAGGAAGAGGAAAGGTTAAAGCTACAGGTGGCTGCTAATGAAGAACAAGCAGCTATGGCTGCATCAATGCCACCTGTACAAGAGCAACAGCCAGTACAGGAACAACCGCCTACCCAAGCAGAACCTGGAAGGGCACAAGCAGTAGAAACCAGTCCATTTAAAAATGAAGACGGTACTATTGACTACGACAAGATTGATCAGTACGGGGCTGAAAGTGATATGGATGTTGTCGCTGGCATCCAAGACTTTGTTTCTGGAACACTTAGCCTAATCCCTGGTATAGATATCAAACCTAGACCTAAGTTTGAAAATGAAGTAGCACAATCAGTAAGGGAAATCTCTTCTGTTGTCTTACCAACAATGCTATTAGGCGGAGCTGGTTCAGCTGGACTAACTGCACAAGCAGGTAAAGTCAATACTGTTAAAGGATTAAAGCACTTAAACGATCCATTTGTTAAATGGTTAGGTAATACAGCATTTCAAGCTGGTGCTGGTGCATTTGTTGATTATGCGGTTCCAATGAACCAAACAGATGACAACCTAGCTGGAACACTTAAGAAGACATACCCAAGAAGTTTAGGGTGGATTCCAGACAATGTGGCTACATTGGATGGTGAAAGTCCTGAAGTAAAACGTGGTAAGAATGTCTTAGAAGGTGCCTACCTAGGCATTGGAATAGATATGATAATGGGTCTTAGTAAGTTGATGAAAAGAGTGGATGATACCCACGACCTTGTTAGACACACACCTGAAAATGAAAAAGCTAAAGAATGGTTTGATAAAAATATAGAAATAGATAAAACACCAGAAGATGTAATCGAAAGATCAGCTGCAAAACGCTCTACTGAATTAGATGAAGTAGGTTCTTTTAACTTCGACAAGTCTGTAGATCCAAATGAACCAATATTTGGGTATCACGATGCATACGGATACCCAGAGACTGGTATTAGATCAGTAGATGATCTTGGTATTGTTGGGGCATCTATTGATGCTGCACGTATTGACGGCAACCTAGGAACTGTCTACGGGCGTGTAGGTAGTGTCATGTCGGAAGGTGCTCTTAAATTTGCTAATGAAACCAGTGAGAATGCAAGACTTGTAATTAAAGGACTAGCGTCTACATTACAAGATGCAGGTCAATACGGTTACAAAATTGATGACAAGAGATACCTAAGTTTTAAAGAGATCGAAAATGTTGGCCAAAAGTATGCCGATGATTTCTATGAAATGGATCTACAAGAATTACAAAAAACAATCTATCCTGGTTCAATTTATCAAGGCAAAAATGTATCTACTGGAACACCTGAGCTAACTGATGAAGGATATCAGGGAGTCATGGGTGCAATTAAGAAGTACATGGATGACTTTGTAAATATGGATGAGGCTAAAGCTACTGCTTATGTCGGCACTTCCATGGCGGGACAAATCAGTGATATGGCTCAAGGCATGAGATTGACTGAGGGTTCAGGCTCTATCCAACGGGCACAAGAGCAAATTTTAGACCGTGTTGAGTTCCTGATGGCTCAGAAAGGTATGACTTCTTATGTTCGTGGTAGATCCTTGAATATGTTGAACATCTGGAATCGGATGACAACACAAGGTTCGCGAGCATATGATAATGCAACTAAGAAACGTCTAGAAAATCTAGTCAAAGGTGAGAAGAATAAAACACTCGCAACTATGGAACGTATCAAGCAGGAAACTGCAGAAACGATCGATGGTTTACGGGCAATTAAAGACTCTAACCCAGAGATGTTGTCACCATTAATGATGGCATATGAACTTACTGATGGTAATGTTAAAACAATTAGTTCATTAAACAACTATGTAAAACAATCAACGTCAATTTGGAGTAAAGCATTCTTTGATGGTCAACCTGAAATCCCTTCAGTAATTAACCAAGCATTTTATGCAAATGTGTATAACGGTGCATTGAGTTCTGCATCTACTCCAATCAAAGCAGTATTTTCCGGCAGCCATTTGCTAGTGGAGAAGCCGCTAAGACATTTTGCTGGTGCATTGATTACTGGTGATCTACGTACAGCACGAAGAGCGTTGTATCAATACAGCAGCATGTGGGAGACTCTAACAGGAGGTCTAAGTTATGCAAAGCAAATCTTTAAAAGATCCGCTCTAGATCCAAATGTAACTGCTGTAAGAGATGATATGGGTCTTAAGAACCAAGGACAGTTAGATATTTTAACTGCATTTGCTGATGCTAAGGCAGCCAAAGGTGATTATGGACCACAAATGTTGATGGAAAATATCACCGCAATGAATGATTTAGCTAATCATCCAGTTCTCAGGATGGGTACTAGATCTATGCAGGCAATGGATGGATTTATGGATTCATTGATTGCTAATTTTGAAGCCAAAGGTAGAGCCTTTGATAATTATACTCAAAACGGTAAAGTAAAATTTAATAGAGCTGAAGCAGATAAAGTAGCAAAAGATGCTCACGCTGAAATGTTTGATGAGAACGGCATTATCACGGATAAGGCAGTTAAAAAAGCCTCTGGTGAGATGGCGTTTAACTTAGACAATGCTGCTAATGATGATGCGTCAGCACTTATCAGAAGGATGCCAGTACTAAAACCATTCATGTTATTTACCAAGACACCACTTAATGAACTAAAGTATACTGCTTCTTACAATCCATTATCACCTGTCCTCGGTACATTCATGAAAGACGTGAATGTATTCAAGCATAAGTTTGATGATATTGAAACGGAAAAAGTAATGGAGATACTGACTCAAAGAGGTGTTGATGTTAGTGATCCGCTTCAAGTCAAAGGTAAGTACAACGAACTAAGGGCAGACATGCTCGGAAGGAAAGCGTTAGGTACATTAATGACAGGCAGTGCCGTTGCTTTGTTTATGGATGACAGGCTTCACGGAGCAGGTCATTACAATAGACAAGTACAGAAGACAAGAGACAAAGCTGATTGGAAGAGAAATTCTATCCGAGGCTTTGATGATAAATGGTATAGCTATGAAGGCTTAGGACCAATTACGACTTACCTTAGTTTGGTTGCAACCATTGGTGATAACTTTGATGTATTAGAACCAAATGATCTCGGTAACCTACTTGGAAAAACTGCCTTTGCATTTGGAGCTTCATTCAAGGATAGAACTCATATGGCTGGCTTAGAGCCATTTTTTGATGTTTTACGTGGTGATGTAGGTGCTATTAATCGTTGGGGTTCAGGATTCCTTACTTCAGCAGCAGTACGTGGATCCAGTCAAATGGCAGAAATTGCACGGTTACTAGACCCTGAATTGAAACTCATCAATAATGAACTTGATGCAATGATTATGAATAGGTTGCCTGGTTTGAAAGGCATGTTACCTAAAGAATATGATTGGATAGAAGGTGGAGAAGTTAATGTACCCGATAGCATCTGGGCACGTTTACGTAACACTTATACACCTTGGAAGGAAAGCGGAAAAATAACACCTGAAAAACAATTTCTTATTGATGTTGAGTTTGACGCTACAGCTACGTTACGTACAAACGGGCAAGGTGAGAAATTAAGTGCTGCTGAACAGTCTGAAATCCTAAGCATTATGGGTAAAGACGGTTTATGGAAAGAAGGTATCAAACGTGTTATGAATCAAACTTCTAAAGGAGGTAAGGGATTCAGACAACGATTTAAAGAAGGTCAAAGTAAAGGCTTACCGATGGATACTGCGACGGCTGAAAGTTTACATAATGAGCTTGATGCTGAACTGAGAAGAGCTATCGGTGATGCAATTACAGGTTCTAAGAGCTTTACCACTATCAGACGTAGACAGTACGTCCAAGAAAGAACTTCTGAGTACCTAAAGAGGGGTCAACAACAAGAAGCGCTGGAATATCTGGAATACACAAAGAAACAGTATGGTATCTAAAGCGTAATGGCAACTACACAAAACACATACACAGGAGATGGTTCGACAACGAACTATTCGTTTACATTTGAATACATTAAACAAGCAGACGTTAAAGTAACACTTGCGGCTGCAGCTACAACGGCATTTACATTTGCCAACGCTACAACACTGTCATTTAACACAGCACCAGCTAATGGAGCTGCTATTCGTATTTACCGTGATACGGATATTACAAACCTCAATGCTACATTCTTCCCTGGTTCAGCAATCAAAGCTGAAGACCTAAATAATAACTTTACTCAGACTCACTTTGCTACGCAGGAAACTGATAATGAAGTAAGTGAGTCTAATGTCATCGCTACTGCAGCTAAGACAACAGCTGAGACTGCATTAACTAATAGTGCTGCTGCTGTAACGTCTGCTAATGCGGCTGTAACAACGGCTAACAC